ATGAATCAGCTAATGGAGCAGAAGCACCATTTGGTAACACAAATGCAGGTGGTCTTTATGGAGCAGGTAGATTCGGATATTCTGTACAGAATACTTCATCTATGGTAGCAATCAAAACAGTTGCAGCTGCAACTTGGGCTGATTTCGACTATGATTCAGATTACTCTGCATCATTTGGTGATTACTTCAAATTATCTTACCTTAAATCAGGATTCGGAAACGGAGACTTCGCAGGAGTTCAAGGATTCCAATTATTCTCAGGATCGGCACAAGTACCGTCTGAGCTAGTAGTAACAGGATCTGCAGGTAAGCAATTATCAGCATTTACTAAAGTTGATAACGTAGACGTACATTTCATCGCTTTAAAAGCTGATATGAACGCTGCTGCAGCTGCTGGTGCAAATGCAAGTGCAATTATCTTCCAAATTCAACCAACTGATCAATACAGAGGTGACTTTGAAGCTGGAAACAGCAAACCAAACTCTTGGAATGATTCAGGATCTAATGGAAACAGCGGATGTTGTCCTCCACAAGTAATTCCAGAAATCAACATTCAGATGAAATCATCTGCTATCGTTGCTAAAACTAGAAAACTTAAAGCAGTTTGGACGCCAGAATTTGCACAGGATTTAAATGCATACCATGCATTAGATGCTGAAGCAGAATTAACTTCAATCTTAAGTGAATACATTTCTTTAGAGATCGATTTAGAGATCTTAAGTATGTTGATCGAAGGAGCTGGAGCTGGATCTGAAAATTGGTCAGCAGTTAACAACACGTCAATCGACAATGCTGGTGCAATATCTGATTTAGGATTCTATAACTCACAAGGACAATGGTTCCAAACTTTAGGAACTAAAATCCAAAAGTTGAGTAATATCATTCACCAGAAAACTCTTAGAGGTGGTGCTAATTTCTTAGTATGTTCTCCAACTGTAGGTACAATTTTGGAAAGTATTCCAGGATTTGCTGCTGATTCAGATGGCGATGCTGCTAAAGCTAGCTACGCATTTGGTGTACAAAAAGTAGGTTCAATTAATGGACGTTACAAAGTATACAAAAACCCTTACATGACTGAAAACAAAATCTTATTAGGATTTAGAGGTTCTCAGTTCTTGGAAAGTGGTGCTGTATTTGCTCCGTACATTCCGTTAATCATGACTCCACTAGTATACGATCCAAACACTTTCACACCAAGAAAAGGATTGTTAACTAGATACGCTAAGAAAATGGTAAGACCAGAATTTTATGGTACTATCAATATTTCAGGATTAAACACTCTATAATAAGAGTTTAAATCTTACTTAGTAACTTAGTAAAATTAGCCCGAACTCACGTTCGGGCTTTTTTTTCTCATATTTATAACAAAATACTAGATTATGAATGTACCAATATATGATGGTTGTCCAATATGGAATGATAAAGCAGTACCTTTTGGGTTCTATAGTTCAGAGGTTGCCTTCCAAACTGATGCAATAAAAGTAACTAAGTTCGTTGCTTCTAGATTAGGTTATCCTTTAGTAGATGTTGAACTCCAATCGAGTTCTATGTTTACAGCTTTTGAAGAAGCAGTTACCACGTATGGTAATGAATTATATGCATATAAAATACGAGATAATCAATTATCTCTAGAAGGGCTTACCACTGGGTCAAACTTAAATCAAGCGCTTATAACACCGAGTTTTGAGCCAATAGTTAGGCTAACAGAACAATATGGAGAAGAAGCAGGTAGTGGAGGTAATGTACCTTATTACTCAGGTTCATTCCAATTAACAGCAAGTGTTCAAGATTATGATTTTGAAGTGTTTATGACTGGTAGTGGGTTAACTGGATCTGATTATATACATGGTTTAGAAGTAAAAAGAGTATATTATGAACCAAAATTCCCGGCATCAGCAAGATATTTAGATCCTTATAATGGGTTTGGATTTGGTGGAGCTGTAGCAGCAGGTATTGTTGGATTTGGAGGGTTTGGTCAAGGAATGGGTTATTTAATGGCTCCATTAAACTATGATTTACAAGTAATACAACAAATCGAAATGAATGAAATGGTTAGAATGTCTAATTATTCATTTAGAGTACAAGATAATAAATTAAGAATATTTCCTATACCAAATTTTGATGGGAATATGATATCAGGTTCATCTTTACTTATAGGTCAAGCTTTAAATGTGACCCAAGGTCCAAATGTAACCTTTGCAGGTAATGTTACATCCTCTTTAATAACATTAAATACATCAACAGGTACTGGAAAAGATGGTACAGCTATGATTTATGGTGATAGTGGAACAAATAACACATACCAAATTAAAGTAGTAAATTCCGGAAGCAATTACACATCAGGAGATGTAATAACAATTGCTCAAGCGGATATAGACGCTTCAAGTACTAATATTAGTAATGCAGCAGGTGATATAAAAATAACTCTAAGAGACCAAGATATAACTGCTATATGTGGTGGTGGAACTTTATGGTTTGATTATATTTTAAGAGATGAAAGAATAAACAGCGCAGTTAGACAAACTCCAACTAGAGTTACAAATGTTTCAAATGCGCCATATGAAAACCCAACATACGAATTTATTAATTCAGTTGGTAGACAGTGGATATTTGAGTATACTTTAGCATTATCAAAAGAAATGTTAGGATATGTAAGAGGTAAGTATAGTAGTATACCTATACCAAATGCTGAAGTTAATTTAAATCAAGGTGATTTAATATCAGCAGCAACTGCAGAAAAATCAACATTAATAGAAAGATTAAGAACATACCTTGATGAAACATCAAGACAATCATTATTAAATAGAAGAGCATCTGAAGCTGAATCAAAGATGGTTGAGTTACAACAAGTGCCCTACACAATATTTATAGCGTAATATGGCAATGTTTACAAGACAAAGGGACTGGTCCCTTATGAGACACTTAAATAGAGAAGTAATGGGTAACATTATTACTCAACAATGTGCTATTTATCAATTTCAATTAGAAGAAACTAAAGTTAACATATACGGCGAAGCAGCAGAAGAAAAATATTATAATGGTCCATTTTTATTTAATTGTTTAATTAATAGAGGAGACCAAGAATATGGTGAGAATGTAGAAGGTATTCAGTATAACCAACCAATTCAATTTTATTTATTAAGAGATGATTTAGTAGAAAAAGATATTGTTCCTAGAGTAGGNGATATTATNTTATATGAAGAAGGATATTATGGAGTAGATAGTACAGTAGCTAACCAGTATTGGGGAGGTAAAAACCCAGATTATCCTAACAATGATTCTGATGGACAACCAAATCCACTTAATCCTAATTTAGAAGAATTTGGTAATAACATATCAATACTANTTTCAACATATTATATACCTGCTGATAAAGTAGCTATTTCACCATATCAAGAAAGATTCTAATGGCAAAACCAAGAAAACCCATACCAAAATCCCAATTAACCCTAAGCAATAAACAACATACTGCTTTTAGGGGTAGAGAGGAACAAGGAATTCAAACTAATCCAAATGATGCTGAAATTCCAAATAATCCAAATTATACAGAGACTGGTATAAATTTTAATAGGTCAGCTCAAATGAGCTTTAAAGATGATGATACTAAACAATTTTCAGTTGGTGTTAAGGATATAGATGAAGCTGTATTTTATTATTTTGAAAATAAAATTAAACCTTTTGTATATCAAAATGGAGCTAGAAGAGAAGTACCAGTAATATATGGTGCACCTGAAAGATGGAAATCATTTCAACGTGATGGGTATTATAGAGATAAAAAAGGTGCTATTATGTTACCTATTATAGTAATTAAAAGAGATTCAATTACAAAAGATAGAACAGTAGCAAATAAATTAGATGCTAATATGCCTAATTTGACAGGTGTATTTTCAAAACAATTTAGTTCAAAAAACTTTTATAGTAATTTTGCAACTTTAAATAATAGAATACCTGTTGATAAATTTCACGTAGTAGCACAACCTGATTATGTAACTATGGAATATAGTTGTTTAGTTCAGTGTTATTACATGGAACAACTAAATAAAATTATTGAAGCATGTGAATATGGATCAGATGCTTACTGGGGTAATCCTGAAAGATATATGTTTAGATCATTTATAGATTCCTTTAATACAGCAACAGAATTAACTACTGGTAAAGATAGGTTGGTTGTTGGAACTTTTAATATTAGATTACGTGGATATTTAATCCCGGATACAATCCAAAAAGAATTAAATTCAACTAAAATGTATAATTCAAAAGCTAAGGTTACAATTAATATGGAATCTGTTACTAATGTAGAAGGAGCAGGTATACCAACTAAAAACCCAACAACGGATCATAGAAGTAGAAGTTAATTTTAACAAAAAATAACATATTTATAATAAATTAAAAACCAAAATTATGGCTAGTAAAAAGTTATCAGAAAGTGAGTTATCAATATTAAATGATTTTCAATCAAGAAACAATGATATTGTAGTACAGGTTGGAGCAGCAAATTTAAGGATTGATGCCTTAGAAAGACAAAGAAAGGAAGAATTGGAAAAATTCCAAAAATTGCAAGAAGAACAAATAAAATTTGGAAAAGAATTGCAAGAAAAATATGGTGATGGTAACCTAGATTTAGAAAAAGGAGAATTCACCGCAGCAGAATAAATTTTTGAATACTTTTCCAATATTTATAATAAAACAATATTAAATATAATATAAGACAATGGCAGAAACATTAATATCTCCAGGTGTATTAGCAAGAGAAAACGATCAATCCTTCATTGGAGCACCACCAATTACATTTGGTGCTGCTATAATTGGACCAGCAATTCAAGGTCCAGTTGGAATTCCAACGGCGGTTTCTTCATTCTCGCAATACGAAGCTATATTTGGGGGCTCAGTAGAAAGTGGCTCACAATATTACTCATACCTAAACTCAGCGGCAGCATCTAACTATTTTCAACAAGGTGGTGAATCATTACTAGTTACAAGAGTAGTTAGTGGATCAGCAGGATGGTCAGAAGCATCTTCTTCAATTGAAAATACTGATACAACATCAGCAGGAACTTTAAGAACTGACATTAATATGTCATCATCGGTTTCAGCAAACACTCTTTCAGGTCAAAGTGCAGGAACACATGCTTTAGGTTCAGTTACAGGTGGTGCTGGTAGTTCAGCAGCAGGAACATATACAGTAACTGCAGACGGAGTTGTTACTTCAGTTAATTTTACTGCAGGAGCAGGTTATGCTGTTACTAATGCATTAACAGTACAAGGAAGTCAAGGTGGAGGAGCTGGAACATTTGTTATTACTTTAAAAAGTAGTGATTTAGAAAGTAAAGATGCTTTTGTATTAAAAACTATTTCTGAAGGAGCAATAACAAATAATTACCAAGCAGGAGTTGATAGTGCAAACGGTACTTTAGATGCTGGTACTAGAAATAACGTTAGATGGGAAATTACAGGTGCTAATACAGGATCGGGACAATTTTCACTATCTATAAGACGTGGTAATGATACAGCAACACAAAAAGCAGTATTAGAACAATATAACAATTTATCAATGGACCCAACAGCTGCAAATTATGTAGCAAAAGTTATTGGTAATACTTACTATACAGTAGAACAAGATGGAGTTGATTATTATGTTAAATCAAATGGTGACTATCCAAACAGTAGTGCTTATGTGTTTGTAGGAGCAGTTAATTCTCCAACACCACAATATTTTGATAATAATGGAGCAGCTAAATCAGCTTACTTCTCAAGCATACCAGCTATAGGATCAGGTTCATTCCAAGGTGGAAATGGTACAAACATTAACAGTGATAATTCACCTGTTAAATTTAACCAAAATATCACGGATACTAACATTCAAGGATTAATTGCAGCAGAGTATACGCAATCATTAAATTTATTATCAAATACCGATGCTTACAGCTTTAATGTAATTACAGCACCAGGATTAATAAATTCACTTTCTGCACATTCTTCAGTAGTATCTCAAATGGTAGCACTAGCACAATCAAGAACTGACTGTATAGCAGTAGTTGATTTAGTGCCTTATGACAGTACAGTAAATACTGTAGTAACACAAGCATCAGCATTTGACAGTTCTTATGCAGCAACATATTGGCCTTGGTTACAATCGATTGACGCTAATGCTCAATACGTTTGGTCGCCAGCTTCTGTGTTTATACCGGGAGTATACGCATTTACAGATTCTTCTTCAGACCCATGGTTCGCACCAGCAGGTTTAATTAGAGGCGCGCTAGGTAACGTAGTTAAAGCAGAAAGAAAATTAACATCAGGTAACAGAGATAACTTATATGAAGCAAATGTTAACCCAATTGCAACATTCCCAGGAAGTGGAGTTGTAGTATTTGGACAGAAAACATTACAGAAAAAAGCAAGTGCTTTAGATAGAGTAAATGTACGTAGATTATTAATAGCATTAAAATCTTACATAGTACAAGTATCAGATAATTTAGTATTTGAGCAAAATTCAATAAGTACAAGAAATAGCTTCTTATCACAAGTTAACCCATACTTAGAATCAGTACAACAAAGACAAGGTTTNTANGCGTTTAAAGTTGTAATGGATGCTACAAATAACACACCAGATGTAATCGATAGAAATGAGCTAGTAGGTCAAATTTACCTACAACCAACTAAAACAGCAGAATTTATTTTACTAGATTTCAATGTTTTACCAACTGGAGCAACATTTCCATCATAAAAATTAAAAAACGAAATATTTATAATAAAATAAATAAAATAATAAAATGGCAGTATTAGACCCAAACGAAATATTTTTTACAGCTTTTGAGCC